GACAAAAAACACATTGATGTTTTTATTACCCGTCCTAGCTACACGCAATGTGAGTGCAGAGGCGGGTATTTTTTTGACTAAGGCATTGCAGTTATGATTGTTGCAACAGCGCCTATTAGAGCTACGACAATGGTGCTTACAGCAACGATCATAGCTTTGACTAACCCTTTGTTACCTTTAATAACCCCAGTGTGTAAATCAGTTACTGCGGCTTCAACTTTTTCTAAACGTTCATTCAAGTGAGCATACCTTATTGCACATAAGTCAACATGTGCTTCTAAGTGTTCGCGTTCGTATTCAGTAGTGTTGGACATTGTTAGGCAGCTCTGTCTATTACTTCAACACGGAAGTTGCGTCTGTCAATTAATCCGTTTGTAGTTGTTACCTTTGCAGTAATAATATAAACCTTGTCTGCTTGTCCAGCACCAAGTTCAATATACGTTTTTTTACTGTCACCTGACTTGCCGTTGCTTACATTTGTTAACGGAGTTGGATCATTACGTCTTGCGGCAACAGTGTATACCACTGTGGAAACAGTGTCTCCTGCCTCAAGCCAGTTAGTCCAATCAAGTGTGTATATTAATTGTGCCTCAGTGTCTTTAGTGGCCCACAGGCCCTGGTTTGTTTCTTCAAATCCAGTTCTTCTTAAATTAGCCATGTTTAACTCCTAAATGTCTGACTTCTGTTTTCATACGTTATTGTATGGGTTCTTGTTTCACTGCTGATGCTGCCGCTTCTATATTCTTTTGGTATTATATAAGTTAAGTCTGCATCAAATACTATTTTACGTCCAGCAGTTACCATAGTTGCTGTACTGCTTAATGCACTCTCGCCGCCAATTAGTTTTGAGACTGTAAACAATGTTGATGATGTGCTTACTAACGCAACGCTTGTTTCTCTAACACGTTTTACATTTGCAACTTGTGTAACTGCTGTTACTAGATCTATTTCGCCTGCTAGGTTAGCTCTAACAGTAGTAGAGAACGACATTGCGCCACTTAAAGCACCTGTAATGTCAATAGTGGCGTTAACACCTATTGCAACGCTACTCGTTGTATCTAAAACAGCGTTAGCGACTTTTCCAGCTAAAACAGCCGTTTCTAGTGTCGTAGTACTACTAAGTGACACATCTGACGTTTTAAGAGCCGCGATTGGAGCAACTACTGTAAACGCACTGTCAAACGGTATTACTGTGCCTGTTGTTACTCTTGCATTTATTGTTAATGTTGCATTTGTGGATATGTCAACAACTATGTCACCAACTTTAACTGCGGCAACTAGTTCTGTTGCAATACTTTCAAACGCTGTACTAAACGGACGTATTCTTGTATGATCAAAGTCTTGTGTAAACGCCGCTGGCATTGTGCTAACGGCATCTGTTGTTACTGCCGCACTAACATCTTGTGTTGTATTACTGCTTAACGCACTTTGTCCGGGACGTATTCTTGTATAATCAAAACCTTGTGTAAACGCACTGCTCAATGGAGCAACAATACCAATAAAGCCGCCTTGTGCGTCTGCTAGTACAGTTACATTAGTACTAAGTGCTATACTAGCATCTGCTATTACATTTGCTGTGAGACTCAATGCTGTTGCTGATGATAAGCCTGCACCCAGCTGTATTGTTTCATTTACTGCGGCTGTTAGTGTTGAAGTAACATCACAAGCAATTAGTGTATCACCTATTTTGCTAATAACGTTAATATTAGATATAATACTATCAAAAGATGCCGCACCAGGATGCACAATACCAGCAACAGTTTCTATAGTTGTACTGCTACTAATTGATGCACCGTGATTAGCAATATAGTTTGGATTAACACTTAATGTTGAAGCGCCTACTTGCAATACAGTAGTGGCAAGTATTGCACTGTCGTCTGCACTAACTGTAAAGCTAGAGCTTAACGCACTGGCTGCTTCATGTGTTACTCTTGGAGGACTCCAATTGGTTATATCGTCAACAGTATTGTTTTCAAGATGCAATAATAAAGTTGTGTACTGTGTATTAGTGTATGGGGTTGTTTCAACAGTAAAAGTATTATTGCTATATGTGTAACCTGTAACACCTTTACCAAATCTTACTTCGTCTAAAGAGAACAAAGTATTTGATGAAGCTTCCCAACTAGGATCGCCTAATGTTATACGGGGAGTTGTAAAAGTCCTAATATTTGCACTTGTTGTTATTTCGTTTGTTTTAGTTCCGTCAACAAATACTTTAACACCTGTACCCGGCTTCCAAATAACAGCAACGTGATGCCATGTTTGAAATCCAAGTACGTCAGTGGTTGATAGTGACTGTAAGCTATTGCCACTGGAATCATATATCGTAACAATTAACTTGCTGGAGGTTTGGTTAAGCTGTATACTATAACCAGTAGAAGCAGTGTTGCCGTTATCATCTATAGTTAATAAGTTTGTTAGAGACACCGAACTGTTGTCATATATCCACGCATCAAACGCCCACTCATCAGTATTATCTGGAGCTAACGTTGGTTGATTAACATATTGAATTTTTCTAGTATTGGCACCAGCGTTAGCACGATAACTACCAAACTTCAAATTGTTTGTATTGTAAGTTATTGTGTCTGTATTGGCAACTAACGCACGGGGACCTGTACGCAAGGTGTAGCTAATTGGTATTGCTGTTAGTGCAGATGCACTTGTAAGTTGGGTTGCTGGGAGATTTGTTGTGAATAGTATGGAAAGTGAAGCGGTAGTAACAAGAGTAGAGGCAGTGTTACGTGTTCTATCACTTTGAGCACTTAGGTTAATAATGTTATCAAGTGTAACACTGCCACCTCTAGTGTAAGCACCATCACTGGCCATTGTAAAGTTGGTTGTTAGTGTAATATCACTTGTGCGTGTTGCGCTCACTGTTATACTTGGGCTGAACAAACTATCAATTGCAACCACAGCATTGACCGTCTTAACAACTGTTGTTGCTTGTGTTGTTGCTGATGTTAAGGATGATCCAGCAGTTTGTAATAGACCAATTGTACTTGATGATGTTGCTGTTACAGTTAATGCAACAGCACCTTCGTGTGTAACACCCGCAACAAAGTAGTCCGCGACCATATAATCTTCAGTATAGTAACTACTTGTACTTGCAAGTTTTACTTCTATACTTGCAGTTAATGCACCTGACAACGCAATTTCAGCTTCAGCTATTATACCAAAGTAATCGTCGTCTAAATAACCTGCATCAAAATATATTTGGTCGCTCATATTGGTTCCTTATTCAGCTTCACCTAATGTGATGTAATTATTTAGATCTATGCCTGCGGCAGTTAGTGCTGTATTTAATGCTTCAGTCTTTTCATCCATTGTTGCGGATGAAAGATCACCAACATCAACGTTTTGTACTGTTCCGTCTGGTAATTCAATTGCTAAAATCATTATCTAATCTCCTGTTCCATTATGCGTCGTCATCTGTAAAGGTAGTTGACCCGTCTGCACCGTCACCGTGTATTAGTAACTTAGTATCGTCGTCATTTACAAATGCGGCACTTGGGAGAGTATGCGAACTTGCTGTTGGATCATATCGTGCTATGCTTGATACACGCACCTCATCCATCCAGCCATTGCCACCTTGGTTAAAGCGTATCTGTCCGTCTGCTAGTCCACCAACACCAATTGCTTCCTGGTTTGTTTGTCCAACGTCACCTGATATGCCTGTATTACTTGTTGTTCTTGTTCCATTAAGAAAGAACGCCACGTTGTCTGAAGCGTCTCTTACTAATGCAAAGTGATTCCATGTGTCTGCGGATATTACACCAGTTGCTACACCTACACTCCAGTTACGGATTTTAATTTGTATTTTTGTATCGTGGTTTCTAAACAAGACAAAGAAGTTTGAACTTGCTCCGCCGCCAGCTTTGTTGCCCATCAGTGACGCACTTGCACCACCAGTGTCTTCATCATAGTTGAACCATGCTTCCATAGTGAATGCGCCGGGGAATGTAAAGTCGCCATCTGTACCTGGAGCCGCACTTATGTAGTCGCCTGACCCATCAAACAATATACTGCCACTGCCGTATTTCTTTCTACTTGTGTCAACTTGTGTATCAGCGTTAATTGTTAAAGTAACTCCTCTACCTGCGGCAACTGCGGCTGGTAAAGCCAACGATGTTAATCTACTTGCTCCAAAAGGCATATTATTCTCCTTAAGCTACAAAGCCAGTTGCTATACTTGTCCAGTAAGTTGTTCCGTCATAGAAGATGCTTACGACACTTTTAGTTGTTAATGTTTTTCCACCTGCGGCAAATATATGATTGCCTGTGCCTGTTGCGGCACCGCTTCCTGATACTAGCAGTGTAACACTTTGTCCTGCTGCCGCATCTGAAAATACTGGAAGTGCAAGTCCGCTACTAATAGTTACACTTTGCACGTTGCCATTGGATATTGTAATAGTTGGACTGTCGCTTGATCCAAGTGCATTAATTGTTTCAGCATAATCTTTTAATATTGAATTGGATACAATTTGTCCGTTTGCATCAAGTGCTCCGCCAAGTTGTGGACTTGCATCTTCACTTAATTCTGTTGTACTAGTTGCTGGAGCTGAACTAACCCATTGACTAGAACCAGTGTTATAAGTTAGTACTTGACCATTAGATGGTCCAGCGGCGTTTACATTACTTAAATCATTAAGGGCTTCACCTGTAATATCTTCAAGTTTGTCTGTGTTTAAATTAGTGAAGTTTGCATCACCTTCAGTAAACGTTAACGCACTACCTTTTGTGTTTCTTAATACTATTGTAGACATGCTACTCTCCTTTGCTTAATAGTAAAGAGAGGGTGCGCCTTAAAGCAACACCCTCAATGTTTATATTAGGCTAAGCTAATAGTAAGATTTCCTGCACTCACCTGGAAGGTGTCGCCCGTTTCTATGGTCTTGGAAGTTGTGACCGCGCCATGAAAAAGTACATTCCCGGAAGTTGCGGCATCCATTACTGCAACGTGGGTAATTGTACCCCAGTTACCAGTAGCAGTTGTAAAAGTAACTGTTCCAGTGTTAGCTGAAGAACCTGATCCTGCGGCGTTAAACGCAACAGTTCCGCGAGCGTATGATCCGCCTGAAACTTCACTAGTTAAAGTGCCTGCTTCAAGACCGTCGTCTGCTGTCCATAAACCAATATACAGTGTTCCTGCTGGTGAGTAAGTTGTGTTGCCTAGGACATGGTCCAAGACTTTGTTTTCTAAATAATCTGAGGCTGCTGACATTTTTGTCTCCTAATAAGTTGTCTGCTTTTTAAATTACAAACAACAATTAAGTTGTCTGCTTTCGTTACAAACAACTAGGTTGCTTGTTAACATTAGTATTTAGTCCAATCACAGAAAAAAGCTAATAAAAGCTGGAAAAAGATTTAATACCCGTATAGTGTACTTGCAGTGCCTGTAATTAAGCCTTTGGCTCCAACACCGTTGAAGCTTGTGAGAACATTAAAGGGCGATCCGCCTAATGCCGCACTACTTGCAATATTAACAGTTGTTGCCGCGGCAATTGTACTTGATGCACCTTTTGTAACTGTTAATGTTAATGGAACTGTAACAGTTGCTTCGCCCGCTAGTGCCTTTGGTAACATAGCACTTGCTCTAACAGTTACACCTTCTAATTGATCGTCATCACCGTTGTAAACTGCACACCATACAGTAGGCACACTTATATATTCACAAGTTGTAGTTGCAGTTGGTTCACTTTCAGTGTCTAGTACTGTGACCGAACTTGCTGTATATCCGGCTATTCCGCAATGGTCAGTAGTTGGCATGGTTACAACAAAGTCAAGGTATCTAGTTCCTGTATATATTGTATCGTTTACAGTTGCAACACTAACACTGCCTGCTCCACTTGAAATAGTAATATTACCACTTTGTGTTGCGGCTCCAGTAATTGCATATGGCAATGTTCCGTCTGGTATGCCAGTTGTAACAAGGCTAAATGTAGCAGATTGACCTTCAGTAATCTCAGTTGCACTTCGCGTAATTGCAACAGTCCAGTCTACTTTTGCCCTAATTAAGATGCTAGTTGATACACCACCGCAAGTAAACACTAATGTTTCATCAACAGTGTCAGCATCGTCTACAGTTGCAATTGTAATGTTTGCAGTGCCGCCTGACAATGTAAGGTTGCCTGTTAATGGCACATTAATGTCGTCTGCACTTACACCTGTAATTGTGTAAGGATATATATAATTTGGCGAATTAAAGAAACAACTAGTTACGCAATCTGCTGGATAAGATACTGTTATAGTTGTACTTGCTCCTTCGCATATATCTGTCCCGCTTGCACTATGTTCTAAATCTGGTCTTTTACCTGCACCTTCCATAATTGCTTGTTTGTCTGGATCTGCAAAAGAACCTTCATTAATAATAGCGCCAGTGTCTTCGTCAACTGTAAACAAACTGTTAATAAGACCAAGTGCGGCGTTTGCGGCAAGCAATCTACCTATTTGTCCACCTATGTCAACATCGTCTTGAACAGCCATTTCATCGTTTACAATTTTACTTTTAATGCCTGTTAGCTTTGTTCTTAAATCGTAAGTTAACCCTGTGGTATTGTAAACGTCAGCGTCATATTCTAATGCTGTGATACTGTAGATAATAGTTCCATCCTCAGTATCTTGTTCTTCAATTTGTATTACTCTAAATACCTTATTAGTAAAGTCTAATCCAGCATTTGTAATGTCAATTAAATCACCTGCTTTTAATCCATTGGCTGTAAAGTCAGTTGCAAACTCAACAATCTTATCTGCTCTGTTTTGTTTAAGTTCTTGACTTGCAATTATTTGTGCTTGTATTGGATCATTAATAGTGTTTAATTTAATTGTTAGTTGGTTATCAAGTTCTTCATTGAATCTATCTGCTGTGGGCAAAGTTACAGTTAAATAATCAACACTATTTCTTAAATCCTTGTGTGGATATTCTAATTGAACACTATTGTACAAGTCGTTCATACTTGTGCCGCCTACAGTAATAGCAGTTATAATATTACTATCAGTAAAACTAAAGACACTAGTACCTGCTTCATTAACAATAACACTCCAATGTCCGGCACTGGGATCCCAAGTAACAAAGCAACCTGAGCTAGTAGCCATTAATTCTATATTGTCAAATACATTGTTGGTTGTATCTATTACACCGTTAATTTCAAATCTATTACTAGTTGTCATTAGCTTTCTTTCCTTATTCGTATTCTGCCTTGGTTAGTATATGTACCGTCATAATAGCCTTCGCCACCAACTGCTTTAGAAGTGCCTATAAATCTAATATCTGCAACGTCTGAATCAAAAGTAAGTGTTCCGGCTTTGTTACCAGTGGCGACCCAAAACAGATCTCTACCCACAAGCACAAGGTTAGCATCATAAGGTCTAATAATACTAGAAGATCCACTAACTGCTTTACTATAATTTAAAGCGCCGTTTGACATGGCGTAACTTCTTAATGTGCCGTCTGCAAAGAGTGATATTAGGTTGTCTCCGTCCATGAAACAGCCTACTACTTCTGTGCCTAAGGTTAGTGTTTGACGCAAAGTACCTGCGGCAGTATTGTATATGTAAATTGTTCCTGTGGGATAACCTGCTGTAACAGCAAAGTATGTATCACTAATTGCAATATTAGTACCAAGCAAATTGCCTGTGGGCTGTGAAGATGGGTTGCTTTGTGTTGTTCCAGTAATATTGTGTTCAAGGGTAATACCAGCTGTGTCGTCTAAACTCCAAACACTTATTTGTCCATTGGATGAACTACCCACCACGTCATGGCCAACGTCTGCTAATATAAGATAATTATCTGTCATACTACTAGCATCACCGTTATAACCTGTGTTATACAACCCCATATCTAAGCTATCGTTAATACCGTACAACGCTCCAGTAACCTGCTTCTTCCATAAATGTAAGTGACTTAATCCGCCTGCGGCAAACACTTCGTGAACTACCACATAGTCACCGCTTGTGTAAGCTGTGCTGTTAATTGATGTTGCCGCACTTTGCTTAGGAAACGCATAGCCCAAATTACCGTTGCTTGTACTATATGCGAAAGCACTGTAATTAAAGTTGACCGAAAGGCCACTTATAACGTATTGTCCAGTTCCGTCTATTCCAATGCTTTTACCAAATTGACTATTTAAAGCTGGGTAAGGATTATCAATGGTTAATAGTAGTTCATTAAACGCATAGTCTTTGGGTTTTGCTACTATAGTAAACGGGTTTGTTAATGTTTGAGTTAATAATCGCTTAGTTGTGTTAGGGGCTGTTGTAAGTGTAAACACACTACCAAGTATTTGTTCAAGTCCTGCTATTAAAGTAGTAACTCCTGACAGTGATGCGCCAGTGTCCCGTGTACGCTTAATTGCAACACTTAAACCAAAGCTAGATGATGCTAATGTTATTGGCTTGTAAATACCAACATTCCACTTAAATTCGTTATTGGCTGTTAAGTCTGTATTGTAAACAATTGATGCACTGTAACTAAACGTTCCGTTATATGATGCTGATACTGTCACAGTTGGTTGTTTAACAGAATTCCAATGTGCTAACGTAGTAATGCCGGACACAGTGTATATTGTTCCACTAAGTGAAACAGTTACGCCCGCAGGTAATGTGCCAAAGTCCAGTACTGCTTGGTCATTGCCTACATTAATTTTGTAACGCACAAGAGCAGTACTGGGATTAATAATTTCAGTTATATTAGCACCAATTAACAGATTAAACACTAATCCTGTTTCTGTAAAAGTATAATCTTTAGTCTTTGGCCTATCAAAGGTAACATTAGTGCCTCTATTATCAGTAAAAGTAATGCTAGATGCACCAACTCCATTAAGATATTCTAAATTGTTCATGACGCATTAATCTCCGCTGTTGGAATGCCAGCACCGTATCGTGTGTTTGTCATATAATCGTTTAACACATCTCCTGGAAGCCGCATACTATTACTAATATTAAACTTAAAGTCCCCAACACTGGATATTTTATTTTTTGGACTGTAATTTATACGGACTAATGCAAATACTAAACTACTCATGTGATCTGTGTTTGCCCAAGTTGGAAACAACGTTTGTGCAACTGTTGTATTGCCTAATGGCTCTGTGTCAAAGCTAACTGGATTTGAACTGCCGTTAACATAAGGATAAACTTCAATTAATCCTGCAAACTTGTCTGTTGTATTGCCTTCGTCATCGTATGCTTTGTCTACAGTGTAACCGTCTGCCGCAAAGTCCAACCTTAATCCATTAAAGTAAACTTCTTTGAAAGCAATTGTACTTGCCGCACCGCTTATTAAGTTGCCGGTCATTTCACTTAGTGTAAAGCATAACCACATTGACGTATTATTAGCTGGCATGTGTGCATCTGTTATAATGCCACTGGTATAAGCATTTCCGTAAACAACTGGTATTGCATTCTTAGGATCTGGATTAATACTTACTTGTACACCTTGGTCTGCGGCTGCCGCTGTGTCTTGTCCTTTTTGTATACTCTTTGCAACTTTACTAAGTGCAAGTCCGTATAAGGCAGTTTTAGCAAGTTGTGATCCTATACTATTACTTTTAAGAAATCCACCAACACCACTTATTACTTTACCTATTGTACTTAAGAAACTCATCGTTTACCTCCAAAGTCAAACGAACTGCCTAATAAGTTTGGTGCTCTATCAAAGCTAGTGTCTGAATAGTTTAATACTTTCATACTGCTTGGATTTGTTTTTCTGCCTGCTACTTTATTTTGTAATAATTCTACATTGCTTAAACAATCAATTTGTATTGTGTTAGTTGCTGACTTACCTAAAGGATCGTATTCTTCATCTAGTGTGTAGTTGTTAACACTTCCAATCCATCTACCTTGTGTAGTACCTATTTGCACACCTGCTTCTGTAAAGTATGCACGGTATAGTTTAACAGGACTGCCTTTTATTTTACTGTGTACTATTTCTGCAATGCTTGCATTTGGTATTCCACTAATGCTAATTGTTATTTCATTACCGCTTGCACGAAGTTCACTTGATGTACTACTAACAGCCAACAAATCACCTAAGGGCACATAGTCCTGACCGTTAATTGCAAAAGTTCCACTGTGGTCACTAAAGGTTAATATTTCACTTGTAAAGGAAGCTGACGAAGTTGTTCTATATTGTGCAACATCAATTCTAACAAACAATGCTGTTCTTAAACTTTGATAACTTGTTAAATTAATTGACATCTATTACACCTCTACGAAAACAAAAGGTCCGCTCCAGCTTACTTGGTTATAACCAAATATAGTCCACTCTGGGAATTCAATGCACATTACACTGTAGCTTTCGTCTGAGCCGGGATTAACATTGCCGTAATAATAAGGAAACGTAGCGTATGGTATACTAATAGTTGCCGCTGTAAACTTATCTAATGCTTCTGCAGCCGCAATGTTACTTTTGTAATCACTCCAGCGAGGACCATCTGGTAATTTAACTGTGATAATCTTTTTAACATTGCCTCTGCTTACTGCTCTAGTTGTACCGTCTCTGGCTGTTGTACTTGCAACAACCTTTTTTCTATTAATGCTTAAAGTATTTGCATTGTCCATTATCCATTGGAAACTCATATCTTATCTCCCCTGTGGCACTTTATTACCACCTTTCATTGCTACTGCGTGTATAAAGCCTGGGTCTCTTGCAACCAGCTGTCTGAAGCTTAATGCATCAACGGCGTTAATATTGTATGTTACATTGCCACTATTGCCACCTGTTAATGGTGTAATTGTAGCAGGTCCACTAATAAGTTCCGGTCCAGCTTCTCCGGCAATGCCAAACTTGCCTGCACCTAATGTTCCACCGTTTGCAAAGAAGCCTCCAAAGAAATCACCAATTCCGCCACCTGCACTGCCTCCGCCACTACCAAACGGCATTTTAAATGTGCTTGCAATCAACGATTGTATTTGACTTCTTAACAACGATTCTAATATGTCTGACACTAAACTCTTAAATTCAAACTTACCTGTTTTAGCAAAGCCAACTATTGAATCTTCCATTCCTTTAGTTGCACTAGTAAACACTTCTTCTGCTTTCTTAGCGGCGTTAGTTGCTTCATCTTCATAATCTTCAAACGCTTTCTTCCAACCATGACTAAACGAACGTTGTTCATCGTATGTTGATTTAGCAAGTGCTTGACGCTGTTTAATAACTTCTTCAGTCTTGGCAGTAATTGCGGCAATTTCGCCACTAATATCTGTACCACCTGCTTCTTGTGAAAGACGTTGTAGTTCTTGTATTTGTTTGGTTAAGCTAGTGCGTAGTGTACGATCAATAGTTGCTAGTTGACCTTCAAGTTCATTCATGTTAAGTTTATCAAACTCAAACTGTGCGTCACCTAAGCTATCAGTAAGTGATGTACTAAAGTCTGACACATTGTCAGCTATTGCTTGAGTATTGTCTTTAACAGTCTTTAACGTGGGTACTAACTCTTTCATTGCCGCAATGTAAACTAAGTTACTTTTATCTGCAAACTCTTCATTAAGTTTTTCAATTGCTTGTTCAGTAAACCTTGCTTCTATAACAGTCTTTTGAGCATTGTCAAGAAGTTCAGTATAAAACTCTGACATTAATTGTCCGCCGCCTCGCATCTGTTTGTTAAGTTTTTTCTGATTCTCTGTTAAGTATTCTATTTGCGTGTTCAATGCCAATCTTAACTTCATCTGTTCGTCAAGACTCATATTATTTCTAATTGCTTCACTGTTAAAGTCTTCAAGGGCTTTCTTGGCTTTTTCAAGTGCTTGTGCGTTCTTATCTACAGCACTACCATAACCTGTCTTGGCATATATTTGAGCAAGTTTAATGCTTTCTGCAAACGGAGCAAGTGCTGCCTTTAATGCGTCAGCTCTTGCCTTCTCTGC